TGTCTGTCGAGAGACACCCCGGTCAGGCGGCCGTCGGCCCCCATCTCGCAGACCATGGACCAGCACTTGTCCTTCAGCCCCGGATCGAGGGCGTGCGCGTACGCGTGCCCGACACCCTTCGGGTCCTGCTGCTCAGGCAGGGTGTCGATGAAGGCGGCGCGCACGGACGTGGCGTTGAACCAGACACCCATGGCCTGAATGAACTTGCCGTCGATGTTCTGGTCGATCCACGCCTGCGGCTGGTGCAGGATGAGGGCGTCGAAGCTCTCGCGGTCGATGCCGTACCCGATGTTGTCGCGCGTGGACATGCGCATCGAGAACCGGCGGGGGTCCCGGAACGGGTCCTCTGGGTCACCCGTGTACCACAAGTCCTCGTATTCGGTAGAAGTATCTGCCGACGGCGTCGAGATGAGGAAGAACTGGCCCCCGGTGCTGAGGCGCCGGGCGTGCATGACCTCCTCCAGCAGATAGCGGAGGGTCGGAGACTCCTGAAGGCCCGCCTCATCGAATGACAATCCGTGCATGTTCATTCCAATGGCGGACAGCGCCTTGGCCTTGGTGGAGCGGAAGTGGACCTGCGCCCCTCCAAGCTCTGGGGCGAACGCGATCCACGCGTACTCGCCGCGTTCCTTCGGGCCGTCGGTCCACTCGACGCCCTCGACAAGGGTCGCCTTGGCCACCTTGCGGGCCCCGGCCACCGGGTCCCCGCCGCCAGCCGCGATAGTCCACGGGCAACCAGCCTTCTGGGCCGGGTGGGACCCGCCGAGAAGGTTCACCATCTCCGTGAAGACCTGCTCCGCCGGGGCCTGCTCGACGGCGAAATGCCACCAGTGGTAGGGCAGCGAGCCGAAGCGCCGCAGCTCTGCCGGATTGTCTGACTTCGGGGGCTCCAGCCCCGTCCGGTAGATGCAGGAGTGCAGGATGATGACCGACAGGGCGAGGGTCTTGCCCGCGCGGTTCCCGGCGGCGACCATGACCCAGTAGTAGAACGCGCGCCACCGGCTGTCGGTGCGCTTGATGTACGCCTGCATCATCTTGCGCTGGCCCGGGTGGAGCCGGATGCCGAGAAAGACGCGGGCGAACCGGATCGGGTCCCAGCGGCACTTCTCGAACTCGACTACCCAGTCAATCGCTGGCGTCATCTGCGACCTCCTCCGGGGCACTCAATTGTGGCACTTCCACGCCCCCAATTAGGGCTTTCGGGGCGAGCCCAGCCTTGGCCATGGACTCGAAGAGCCCCAGCTTCAGCTCGTTGGTCTTCTGCTCGCGCTTGTCGGTAAGCCCCTGCGTACGGAGGATCGACGTGATGGCGGCCTGAGAGTCCTTTCCGAGGATGTCGTAGAACTCGGACCAGTCGTGGGGGACCCATTCGGGGTCCGCCTTGCCGCCAGCGGCGATGGTCGCGTCGTGGAAGGCGTTCAGCTCTGCCGCCCGCTGCTTCGCCAGATCGATCCGACGCTCGACCTCGTCCACCTGCATCTTCTGGATGGCGAGGACACGCTCGCGCATCGGGCGCTCGGGCTCGACAACGATGGCGCGCACGTTGGCGTCACCGTCCGTGTGTTCCTTGATGTGCTTCGTGATGACCCGGGCGCTGATGGCGCGCTCGCCCAGCACGGTCGCGATGGTGTCTGCGCCCATCCCGCCGTTCCAGCCAAGCTCCACGAGCCTGCGCCGGTCGGCATTGCGACAGACGAGGCACTTCACGTCAATTGTCATCTGGCACCAAGGATCGCATTGACGCGCCCCTCGCGCAAGTCCGACGGCCTGATGACCACGGCCGGGATACCGCAGAGGTTGAGGAGTTCGAGCCATTCTCGCTGCTCCGGCTCCACGACGCCCTCCTCTTTCTTCAGCTCGATGGCCATGGCGCCGTGTTTCGGGTGCGCGAGGAACAGATCGGGCCATCCGGGGGCCATCGGGGTCACGAAGATGGGGTTCCCGGCCTTGTCGAAGGCTGCAATCCCCCTCCCTGCGTGCGCTACCTTCCACCCCCGTCGTTTCGCGCGGTCAACGACCCGGTTCTGGAGCGTTCGCTCGCTCATCTGCCGATCTGAGCATTGTTCGGGCGAAATCGACCTGTGGCGTACGCCGCAAATTGTACAATTAGGTCGTTTTTCGCCTTGCGGAGGTGTCTGGAGTGGCCTAATGGCGCGCTTAGTCGCCATTCTCTTCCTCTTCGGCCCGGTCGGTGACGTTCTTCAGGCGCACTCCCTCGTAGAAGTGGCCCGCAGCCCGCGCTTTCCGCGTGAAACGGCGCCCCATGGCGAGCCCGAAGCCCGTCATGGTCATCTTCTCGTATCCGTTCTTCTCGCACCACGCGTCGAACGCCTTGTAGAAGGGCCCCGACTGGGCCGACGCGTTCTGGTCGGTGACGCAGACGTCCGCGACGAAGGCGGTGATGGGGTCGTTCTCCTCGATGTACTGCCGCGACCAGTCCACGACCTTCTGGGGCTCCGAAAGCCCGTCCTTCAGGTACAGGTTGGCGGCCACGGCCAGCGCGCGGAGGGCTCCCTGAAGGTTCTGGGGCTCCTTCAGCCGGTCTTCGAGCCCCTTGTCGTCACGGCTGGGGTCCCGGTAGTCCTCCATGAACCAGATGATGCGCACGCGGCGCTGCATCGAGGGCCCGACGTCCTCCGTCCGGGGCGGGTTGTTGGTCAGGAAGACGATCTTGTGAGTGGGCTGGAAGGTCTTGAAGGTCTTCGAGTAAAGCGAGCGGGCCTCGATGAAGTCGTTCCCGGAGTGGGCCTTCAGCATCTCCTCGTTGAACTGGCCCCCCTGCGGCTCGCTCATGTAGGTGAACCGCGCGCCTTGGAGCTTCAGCAGCTCCGGCCGGGGCTTGTCGCTCGACGCGGACCCGTACTTGGTCCTCATGTAGAGCGTGTCGGGCGGCGTGGCGGCGTAGTCGCCCAGCGCCTTGGCCACGGTGCGGGCGAGGACGCCCTTGCCGTTCGACCCTCCGCCGACCCACATCCAGAACTTCTGCTCGCGGTTCGTCCCCAGCACCGAATAGCCCAGCACGCGCAGCAGGTACTCAACCATGTCAGGGTCGTGAGACATGATGTCATCCACGAAGCTGGTGAACGGGCCGAAGTCGGCGTTCGGGTCCCACGCCACGCCCGTCGATCGGCTGATGAGGAGGTCAGGGCTGGGGTTCGGGTCGAGGGTGAGGGTGCTGAGGTCGAGGATGCCGTTCTCGAAGCCCAGCAGGTTGGGGTGCTGGTCCCACTCGTCTCCCTTCATTGCAATCCCGGGCATGGACGCCAGCATCTTCAGGACCGACGCCTTCTTCCCGGCGTCGAGGAGGGCGGAGAACACCTTCATGGAGTCGGGGGTCGGGTTGATGACCTTGCTGGGCAGCCACTCCCCGACCAGCCGCTCGCGGATCAGCTCGTAGACGTAGGTGGTCTCGTCGGGCGCCCACCGGACGCCGTTCCAGACGTGCCACAGGCTGGTGGAGTGGTCGAAGCGGACCCGGTCCCCGATGCCCAGCGGCGATGGCTGGGCCAGCATGGCGGCGAAGTAGTCGTCCCGCGAGGTCAGGTGGACGACCTGCCGCATCGCGGCGAACTGCTCTTCGGCGCTACTCATGGGTGGACCGCTTGTAGGCGCCCCGGATGGTGTCGCGGGCCCGGCGCTCAGGATGGTTCCCCCGCTTGGCGGCGGCCATCAGGCGCTCCATTGCAATCTCGTACGGCACGCCTTCCTCCAGACACTTCATCGCGGCCCAGTGGATGACGTTGTTCTGGTTCCCGTCCGCCGCCGTCTCGATCGCACGTTCCAGTCCTTCGGTCTGATAGTCCCAACGCTTCTCCCAGAGCCACCACGATACACCATCGGATGGCACCGTGACGAAGTACCGCATGGCCTCCCGGGGCGGGGCGGCTGCGGCGTACTGGTCCTCTGCCTTCATCCGGTCCTGCGCCACGGGCGGCAGGACGTCCGGCATCTGGGCGATCCCGTCCACGACGAGGGGCGTGACCCACTCGTAGGCACCGTCCACTTCATTCCGGGCGTCGAAGTGAAGGGATGGCGGGGCGACGACGTATCCGCCGTGGCCCTTGAAGAGGAGAATGCGCTGGCCCATCCAGCGGTTCCGCTCCTGCCCGGGGGCCCAGAACCAGACGTGGAGCCCGTTCTTGGTCTTGGCGCAGACGGTCTCGTCGGTCGCCTCGAAGCCGAGGTCAACGAGAAGCTGGGCGGCGTCCTCGCTGTCCACGTCCGCGACGAGGAAGCCCGGCGGGATCAGGATTGCAATGCCGGTCGTGCCGGAGCCGTCGAAACTGTTCCGCAATGCGGCCAGTTCCGCATCGAGTGGAACGCCGTGGAACGAGTCATCCCACGACCAGTGGTCGCCGTGGACTCGCGGGTTCGGCTTCTTCCCGACGAGGGCGAGGATGTGAAGGCCCGCCCTGAGATATTCGAGAGCGGGCTCGAAGAGGTCTGTCATGGGATCGTCCTCATGAAGGTTAGCCCCCGGGGAGCGGGAGTCCCCCCGGGGGCTGGTGGATACGGGCCTAGTGGGTCGTCCAGACCTCAATCTTCGTCGCGTTGACGATACGACAACTGGCGTGGGTCGTATCACCCGACGTGGCGCAGACAGTGCTGGTCCCAAAGCCCGCATCCTGCCATGCCGTCCCGTCGGCGTAATCGATGAACTTGGCCACCCGGAGAGACGTCGGGCTGGTGGAGCTGGTCCCCCAGCCGTCGTGCGGATTGAACCGCTCGAACGACCACCGCGCGCGGTCCTTGTTGATGCCCCCGCGCCAAGACGGATAGGAGGCAGTCGCGCGAAGCACGTCGTCAATGTAGAGGTTGTACCGATTGACGCCGTTGTCCACGATCTTGTAGTAATGCTCGGCGCCATCCGCCGGGCCAAGATCGATGGCGGCTGGCCCCAACGAAGGGCCATCCCCAGCGGCGTAGAAGTACCTCAGCGTCCCGGCCTTGCCCGCGCTGCACGGGGACCACGACGGCTGGAGGTACGCCGTGCATCGGATAATCCCGATCTGGATGATGTTGTTGTAGTGGCCGATGTCGCTCAGGGACACCCACACCGAGGCCCCATGGGTCCCCGTGAAGCCGGGGTACGGCGGGTTGCAGTCAGCGAGACCGCTGACGTCAATCTTGGCCTGAACGCCCCCGAAGTTGTCCACGGTACGGCTCCCGTACCGGAAGCCGTAGCTGATTGGCGTGTCCACGCACGTACCGTACTCGGCCTTCGTGGCCGGTGGAGCAGCGAGCGACACCCCGGCGACGATGGCCAGTGCCGCGAAGATGGTCAGAAGCTTGCGCATGTCTCTCCCTTCGAGAGCTACACCCCCCGGCCGGGCGGCGGACACCCGACCGGGGGAAAGGCCCATCGGGCCTCATCTGGTAGCCCGGAGCGCCGCCACCCGGATCGATGCCGCTCGGGCCAGCCTGATGGCTGCTGCGGATCGGGTGACGGCGCCCACGGGATGTGGTCAGCCTACGCGCCGCTTCTCCATGAAGGCGGCGAGGTCGGCCGCGAGGATGACGTACCCGCGTCCTCGCTTCACGGGCTCGCGCTGGGCCAGCAGCTCGTGCCGACGGATCGCACGCCGGATGGTCTCCGGGTGGCACCCTGCCGTCTGCGCGGCCTGCTCGACCGTCATGCGCCGTTGCGCGCCCATGGGCTACTTGCCCTTCGGGGCCTTCGCGGGGCCGACGGTCTGCGCGATGTAGGGCCAGCCCTTGTCGTTGTGGAGGACCTGCACGTTGACGTGCCGGTTGGCCACGCCCGACAGGTCGGCGGGGTTGTCCGGGGTGGAGGCCGCCCACGCGGCGAACTCGGTCGGGGTGAGGATGCCCTTCAGGAGGGCGTACGAGTTCGACTTCTCGTGGGACGACATGTTGCGGGTGAGCGCTTCGAGGTCGAGGGTGTCGTCGGGGCTCTCCGCGTCGTCCAGCAGGACGGGCTGGCGGTCCTCATCGAGGATCGTGAAGCTGAAGTGGAAGCGCCCGCCGTCGTCGGCCTTGCCGAACTTGTCCTTCTCCTGCGCCCAGTCCTCGTGGACCTTGTAGTAGATGTCGTTGAACCGCGCGACGAAGAGCCCGTCCTCGATCTGGGGGGCGGACCCGGCGCTGCTGGTCGGTGCCGGAATGTTCATGTTGCTCCTTCTACGAGCCCCCTCTAAGAGAGCTGGGGCGCCTTGCCCCCGGCCGCTCCGGGGGGTACGACAATCATGCCACACCCTTCGACACCGTGTCAAGCGGCATTTCGCGACTGGCGACGTGGATGTCATTTCAATGGCCGACCAGCCGAGAGATGCCGGGCGTTTCGGGGGCCCACATAGTTGCGTGTTTGCGCAAATGGGCAACAGTGGAGGGTATGGAGGGTATGGACCCTTGGCCATACAAACTCCCCATACGAGACGAGCTAGGGAAGTTTAGTCAAAAAAGGGGCGACCCTCCACGATTTCGTGCATGTCTGCATCTATTCGTGCTCAGACCTTGTCTTTTCGGATGGAGGGTTGGGCCGAACCCTCCACTGGTCGCAGCTCTCGCGATTTGCAATTGGGGCCCCCCGACACCCCGCATGTCCGTCGTGGGGCCGCGCGCCGCGAGAGACCCCCGCCCCCCCCGCCCCGTTGCAACCCGCCGCGACCGGCCCGCGCGCCCGCCGATGCACGGTCGCGCCACGGTGGGCGGACATGCCCGCCCCATTGCAATGGTCACCACTACACCACTACCAGTAGTGGCCCGCCGTGCGACGCACCACTACATGTAGTGCCCGGAGCCCGGCGCCCCACCCGGGCCGCCCGCACCCCGCCCGCACCCCGCCGCAGCCCGGCCGGGCCGCCCGGCGGGCCGCTTGCGCACGGCCGCCGATCGGCGCACAGTGGTGGCGCGACGGCGCCCCGGGACGAACCCGGGACCGTCGCCCCGGTGGGAACCGGGCTAGCGCAGGAGACCCGACGATGGGAACGAACGATCGCAAGCGGACCACGCTGGCGGACCTCATGGCGGCCGCCGAACTGGGCGCGATCGACCCCACCACGGCCGTGGTCACGGCCGACGAGGCCGCCGAACT